AGATTCAGTATGTTCCTTATTACAGATTACACTTATACATATTAATTCACTAAACAAACAAAACCAATGCGTTACAACAGAAGACGCGGCATGAGAGGCCGCAAAAGAGGTGGCTATGGCCGCAAAAGAAACAACACTTATTTAGTAAAAAGAGGAGGCATTAGACTATAATGGCAAAAGCAAACTTATTCAACTCGATTCAGCTACCGAAAATCGGTAGCAATGTATTCGACCTTTCACACGATGTGAAAATGTCGTTTAAAATGGGTGGATTATACCCAACATGTGCAATGGACTGCGTTCCAGGAGACAAAGTAAAAATTAGCACCGAAACAATGTTACGTTTTGCACCTTTGATTGCACCAGTTATGCACAAAGTAAACGTAACTACACATTACTTCTTTGTACCAAATAGAATTTTATGGCCTAATTGGGAACAATGGATTACAGGAAACTTAGATGTAGTACCACCTTATTCTTATTTCTATGATATTCCAGTAAAATCATTAGGAGATTATTTAGGATTACCAACTGAAGCTTCATCTAATGGTTATGTATATCCAGACAGAAATGCTCAAATTTTTAGTCCTTTAAGTATTGCAGCATACAATAAAATTTGGAACGAATATTATCGTGACCAAAACTTGCAATCAGAACTAGTAGATTCTTTAACAGATGGAGAAAATGTAGCATTCGGAACTTCAGCCACATCATACGCAAAAAGTGCAGTTAGACAGAGAGCATGGCAACATGATTACTTTACTTCATGTTTGCCTTGGGCACAAAAAGGAGACGCAGTAACTATTCCTCTTGGAGAATTTACAGATGTCCCTATTGATTATGTTAATTCCGGTGATCCTACAATTACACGTAAATCAAGCGATGGTGCAGCAATAAACATAACCGGAATGTTTAGCCAAACTATTTCAGGTCAAGCCGGTTCTTTAACAGATAGTACAGATACTCATTTGCTTTCTTTAGACAATAGTAGTAATCTAAAAGCTAAAACTTCCGAATTAACAGCAGAAGCAGCAGACATCAATTCTTTACGCAGAGCATTTAGACTTCAAGAATGGTTAGAAAGAAACGCTAGAGGCGGTACCCGTTATATTGAATCAATTCTTGCGCATTTTGGAGTAAAATCTTCAGATGCTAGACTTCAACGCCCAGAATATTTAGGCGGTTCAAAAGGTAAAATGGTAATTAGCGAAGTACTTAGTACAGCAGAAACCACAGCACCGGTAGGTCAAATGGCAGGACATGGTATTTCAGTTTCTGGAGGAAACGAATTTCAATACAATGTTGAAGAACACGGATGGATTATTGGTCTTATATCAGTTACACCTGACACAGCTTATCAGCAAGGACTTCACCGTTCACTTAACAAATTTGATAGACTAGACTTTTATTGGCCAACATTTGCTAATATTGGAGAGCAAGAAGTAAAAGCTAAGGAAATTTATGGATCATCAGAATTTGGAGATACAACATTTGGATACGTACCTAGATATGCTGAATACAAATATCTTAATTCTCGTGTAGCAGGAGAAATGAAGACTTCACTAGACTATTGGCACCTAGGCAGAATATTTGCCGAAGAACCTAATCTTAATGGAGAATTTATATCTTGTGAACCTTCAACTCGTATATTCGCAGTAGAAGACCCAGAAGTTGATAATATTTATGCACATATTTTCAACAATATTAAGGCAATACGTAAGATGCCGAAGTATGGCACGCCAACATTCTAATGGCTTGTGATACTCCATTTCACGTAAAAAACCCACGCTACCCAATCTACAGCAACGACCGGCAGGTTCCGGTACCTTGTGGAAAGTGTCCAGCGTGTTTGTCCAGACGCACTAGCGTCTGGACATTTCGTTTAAAACAACACGCAAAAAATGCTAATACCTCTCATTTCGTTACTCTTACTTATGATACCCGTTTCGTACCTATTACAAAACGAGGATATCTTACTCTGGATAAAAGAGACGTACAACTTTATTTTAAAAAACTTAGGAAAGCACACCCCAAAGAGGTAGTTATTAAATATTATTTAGCAGGAGAATATGGCACCAAAACTTTTAGGCCCCATTATCACATCATATTATTCAATGCAGATATTAACCTCATTCATAAATCTTGGGATAAAGGAGAAGTACACATTGGAGAACTTACAGAAGCATCAGCAGCATACACAGCAAAATACATCAATAAAGGAAAAATAATTCCTATGCATCAGAATGACGATAGAATACCAGAATTTAGTTTAATGAGCAAAAAATTAGGATTAAATTACTTATCTGAAAAAATAATTAGATATCATAGAGCAGATATTGAAAGAAATTACTTAACATTGGAAGACGGAAAGAAAATATCACTTCCCAGGTATTACCGACAAAAAATTTGGACAGAAAAACAGCTTAGAGAACAGGCAGATAAATTGGCTCAAAAATTTACAGAAATAGAAAATCACAAAAAACAAGAGTATTATATAAAAAATCAAACATTAGAAGGTTATGAGCAACAAAAAGAATCAGGAATTGCACACAGAATTGCAACCCACAACAAACGAGCCCAAGAAGGGCGTAACAAAATTTAGATCTCCATTTACATATACAAACAAGAAAACAGAGCAGGAGATAAAATCCTTTTTGTCTCCATCACAGACTGTACCAGACATGACATTGTCATTACAAGAATTAGTTCAACGATATACAAGAGGTCAATCAGTAGCAACTTTTACACCCGTTTATTACGGAGAAGATGAAGAATTTGCAGATGTTAGCAGAATGGACCCTATGGAACGCATAGAATATGCTAGATATATCAGAGAAAAAATTAACGAGCACAGAACCTCCCTAGCGGAGCACACACGTGCCGCAGGACGTGAGCCGCAAAAGAGCGATAGCCAAAACTTCGTAGAAGAAAAAGCAGAACAAGATGCGCTTAAATAACCCCCCCTATATAAAACATAATAACACCAGAGGGCAGCTTTACCGTACTACGGTGAAGCTGCCCGAAACGTGGCCCTACGGCAACAAAACAAAGGCGCAATGGATAAAGGCCTTCGAAGAGGAGGCCAAACGCACTAATAATCCTTGATATATTAGTGCTAATTGACACCAAGCACAAACGAAAGCCTGCGAGAGTACAAGCGTAGGTGGAAAATTAAACACAAAACCAAAAACGAAAATGGAACCAGTTTCGACTACCGCGCTCATAGGAGCCGGAATAAGCGCCTTAAGTGCCGGGGGCACAGCAGCCGCCACAGGTGCACAAAACAGAAAATCACGAGCGTTTAGCCGTGAAATGTATCAACAACAAAAACAAGACAACATTCAATTCTGGAATATGCAGAATGAATACAATTCACCAACATCTCAAATGGCAAGACTTAAGGGTGCAGGATTAAACCCTAATATGCTATATGACAAAACAGGAGCAGTAATACCTGCTCAAAACATAAATACTCCAGATGTGCAATCAGCACAATTTAGAACACCAGACTTTGGATCAGTAGGTTCTGGATTAGTTCAAGGGTATTTTGATACAAAAATTAAGCAAGCTCAATATGATAATCTTAAAGTAGCTAATACAGTTTCACAACAAGAAGCTATATTAAAAGCTGCACAAGCAGCAGGAGAAGTAAAACGAACCGAAGGTCAAGGAATATCCAATACATTAGCCTCTACAAATTTAGATGCAATGATTAGAAGAGCAGGATTAGAAAATCAAAAATTAGAAGCAGATATTGCTTTCACTAAAAATTCGGATATTAGAGCAGCAATAAGTAATTCTCAAAGTGTAGCAGAATCTGTTCAGAGAGTTAAAAATATGGCTACCCAGAATATTAATGATAAAGCTACATTGAGAAATATCAACCAATCTTATTATAATTTAGTTAAAGACGGTACTTTAAAACAATTAGATATAAATTTAAAAAAAGACGGAGTACAACCAACTGATGCTCTTTGGCAAAGAGTAATTGCTCAATTAATAAGTGACATTATGCCCACTGGTGGTCTTTCATCAGTAGGAACATCGATATATGATTGGGCAAAAGGAAAATTTAATGATTGGAACCCAAAATATCCAGGTGGATCATGGTAATGCAAAAAGAAAACAAGTATTTCGAAAACACATCCAAAGAGATGAAAAAAGACATCAATAAATTAATTGATGATATAAAGAAAAACGTATTAGAAAACGAGAGTAACCATGCCGTGGTTCTTAGTAGATTAGATTCAGTATGTTCCTTATTACAGATTACACTTATACATATTAATTCACTAAACAAACAAAACCAATGCGTTACAACAGAAGACGCGGCATGAGAGGCCGCACAAGAGGTGGCTATG